GCGAGGCCGTCTTGACTTGCAACCTGCTCGCCAAAGACGACGCTAGGGCGGCACTCGCCGATGAGGTGGAGCCAAGCGGGCCAAAGGTGCCGCTCGTCAGTAAACCCTTTTCCTTTGCCTGCCGCGCTGAAAGGCTGGCAAGGACATGAACCTGTCCACACGGGGCGGTCATCGGGCCATCCTGCTTTTCGCAAGGCGTAGCTCCACACTCCGACTCCGGCAAAGAAGTGGCATTGAGTAAATCCAGCAAGTTCGTTTGGCGTGACATCTTCAATACTCCTTTCGTCAACAACACCCGGGGCAATGTGCCCCTGTTTGATAAGCTCACGCAACCATGCCGCCGCTTTTGGATCAATTTCGTTGTAATACGCTGTCATCACTCCCCCTCCGTAACAGGCGGCTTGGGCAGGGGCAGGAAATGGGTAGGTTCAACGTAGCAGTCGTAGCCACCTCGGGGGTGTTTGCAAAACCAACCCCCGTTAAACCAGCCAACGACCATGTGCGGGTTGTAATCTTCCCACGGAAGCAAAAGAAGGCAGTAGTCGATGCCGCGCATATACTCGGTAGCCTCGGATATAGGCCGCCACGTCGTCGCCTGTTCGTAGGCTTCGATGACCTCGAACAAGGCATCCATCATCAACCGCACGCCTTGGTCAGAAGTCGTCTGTTGGTAAAGGCTGGCGGACAGCTTAATCTCTTCCAGTCGTTGCTTGTCCATCACACGCCCTCCAACACATCATCGGTTTCGATAACCTCCAGCACGAACTCTTTGGGCTGGCGGTTCTCACCTTTCGACGCAATGGCTTGGGCCGCCCGGTTTAAAACTTCTAGCACGCTGCGGGCTTTGCGCTCGCTTTCATACGTGGCGACGGTGATGGCCTCGCCGTAGATCGCAACGCGGATGGTGTAAAGTTTCATCACACGCCCTCCTTCTTCGCGCTCTCGGCCCGGGCGCGGTGTGTTCCAAGCGCATTTAGGGCAACGCCATGGTTTTGAGCCACTGCGTAGTATTCCAATGCTGCCACCAACGGCGCGGTGGCTTCCTTCACGGCCTCGGCAATAGCCTTGTCGATAAGCTCGGCGGCTTCTTGAAGGCTGAACTCTGACTGGGTAAACCGCTCCTGACCGCGTAGCATTTGAGCCAATTCCAATGCTTTTTCGCTAGGCATTTTCTTTTCCTTCCTCTGCGGCAATTCTGCTCAACTCAAGAATAATGTTTTTATACTTCTTCCAAAAAGACAGGGCTTCCGGATGCATCGCTGCAATTTGTTCGTCGGTAAAAACCGCCCAGTCGTCGGTGTGGTGCCTTTGGCAACCAATATTGATATATCCGTCTGTTTGACAGGTAACAGACCATTTTCCGCCGACAAAGTGTTTAACAACGCAAGTTTCCTTAGTCTTGCCGAAGACCCGCGCATCGCCGAAGACCCGCGCATCGCCGAAGACCCGCGCATCGCCGAAGACCCGCGCATCGCCGAAGACCCGCGCATTGCCGTAGACCTGCGCATCGCCGGAGACCTGAGCATTGCCGTAGACCCACGCATTGCCGTAGACCAGCGCGTTGCCGGAGACCCGTGCGTTGCCGTAGACCTGCGCATTGCCGTAGACCTGCGCATCGCCGCAGACCCGCGCATCGCCGGAGACCTGAGCATTGCCGTAGACCCACGCATTGCCGCAGACCAGCGCGTTGCCGGAGACCCACGCATTGCCCAGATTCTCTTCTTTTTCAATCCAGCCTCCGACGTTCCCGGCTTTGCCCCAGCGGCAGTTAACTGCAAGGCGAATACGGCGCAGTTCAACGCCAAATTCTACTTTTGTTTCCCCGGTAAATTCCCAGATGCGATTAGGCATTTTCGTTCTCCTTTTGTTTTTCCAAGTACTCTTTCCAAGGCAGCCCCGTTTCGATATCGACCACCATGCAGCGGCGGTCAAAAAGCATGAAGGGCTTTCCTTGTGCAATAGCGTTCATTGTTCTGTTGGTGCTGGCTGACCACATTTGCCCTCTATAATTCTTGATTTCGTCGAAGCGCCCGTTGAAGCGGCTCATCTACTGTTCCTCCTTCAACTTCTTGAGCGTTTCTTTGGCGTAACGAACTGCGTTTCCTTCAACTTCCCTGTGCATATGCTGGTCATTACTCAACAACCCCTGCAACGCCGCAGCGGCCAGCGTCACGAGGTTGGGGTCAAGCTCGGCAGGTGGCACGCCGCTAAACGTGGCGCGTACCTTCACGCCGTCGAGGTTGGCAGGCTTATCGTCCACGCACAGTTTTTCGATTTCTTCGTCCAGAAAACGGTCATACGGAAACATCTATTTCACCTCCACGCACACGAAGCGGATTTCTTGCCAGTTAATCCAACGGCCGTCTTTCTCTGGTCTGTTGGCGAGTTCAGCCGCCGCACTTCCGGCGACAACGCAAGCCTGCTCGGAGCTAAACCCCGGCAATACCGTCAATGCGTTAGAATAGCTTTTCGCCCAAGCGGAAGCGTGTACGAACAAAATCAAAGCGTACATCTACTTCCCCTCCGCCTTTTTAATCACGGCGCGCAAGCGTTCTGTTGTGTCAAAGGTTTTGTTCTCATCAATCTCCTTAAGCGCTTGCTTGCACAGCTCAAGCATTTCAGGTGCAGCAGCAATCAGCCGTGCATTGGCCTCACACTCTTCAATGCTTCTTTTGGACGGATAAATAAATGTAAGGCAAACGCTGTCACCCAAACTAAGGTATTTTTTTTCAAAAGGCTTTACGTCGCAACCCAATGCATCCCAAGGCCCAGGCGTGTGTTTGCTCATCTACTTTCCCTCCTTCATCTTTTCAGCATACGCCTCGGCCAGCAGTTGCTGGGTAGCCTTGAGCTGGGCCGCCAGCTTGATGGGGTTGTCGTTGTTGTAACTCCAGATCTCGCGTTTTTGAGCCAGCAGGTCGTCCTTTAAGCGGTCTAGCTCTTGCTCTTTTCGCCAAATCTCTTGCTCCCGCACGCTTTGCTTGTCTTTCTTGGCGTAATGTTCGGATAGCAACCTTTCGTATTCATCCTTAACCGCTTTTACATCATCAAGGCGGCGCACGGCCTCGCTAACAAGCTGGTTAAGCATCTGTACAAGCGCTTGCTGACTGGGGAACCACTTGCACGCTTCGTCGAGAATCTGCTCAACCAGCTTTGAGTTAACATGTTTAGCTTCCATCTACTTCCCCTCCCACACAGGCGGCGACAGCATGTCGCACTCTTTGATAACGATCGGCGCGTAACTACCGCCCAGGATAAACGCCGCAATCAGGCTCATTCCCCAAGCAAGCAAACCAATGGTCACAACTTCAAGCGTATGCATTAGAACTTCTTCCCATGCTTGTAAGGACGGTTGGCGTTGTATTCCAGCTTCGACGCAATCGCTTGGCCGATGTTCAGACCAAAGCCGGCGGCGTAATCCAAGATGCGGATGACGGCATCGGCCATTTCTTCCTCTTCCGCCGTGTGAAGCGGCAGCTTGTCGGATGTGTTGTCCTTACGCAGGCCTTCCAGCGCCTCGCTCAATTCGGAGTGAATCAGGGCAATCATCTCACCCTTGTTGCGCTCGCCATCCCAGAAGCCACGGGCGCGGTTGCCCTTGTGAATGTCAGCGGCCAATTCGTTAATCGCTGTTACCATCGTCATGTCCATGATATACTCCTTTAGTGTATTAACTTGTTTAGAACTGTATCAAACTGTTTAAAACTGTGTCAACAAAAAAATGAAGCTTGAAACTTGGAAGGTTCTTTTTGGCGCATTGCCTCGCGTTTTGTCGGGTGCCAAGCCAGAGGACAAAATCTGCGTTGAGTTTTTCAGCGACTACGTGAAGGCCCTCCGTGATGGGGATTGCAATGCCCTGATCGCTCATATCACCAACGAGTTTTCCGGCGACAAACGCCCCGTCTGGGGCATGTTAAAGTCGGCAATGGGCCGCGTAAAAGGCGCTCCGGACTACATCGTGACGTGGCAAGGTGGCTCAGGCTTTATTGAGGTAAAGGCCGAAGATGGCCGGATGTCGCCTGAGCAAGTCGCCTTTGCCGCCGCGTGCGAGCAACTGGGGATTCGCCATGCCGTTTGCCGCTCAAAAGGGGCAATCATCGCCACTCTCATGAACTGGGGTTGCTGGCGCGCCCTGCCGACGCAGGGCCTCAGCACGCTCGGCGCGGTCGAGGATAAGTAAGTCCTCTTCCTTTGACCGCCACTCAAAGCGGACAATCTCGTAGTACTTGGGATTGTCCAGCCGCTTGCGCACCCATACAAAAGCAGGCTCGCGCAGCAGGGTTTTACGGGCGTGCGAAACCAGCGATTCGATGTCCTCCCATTGCTGGGGGTACCATTCGCGTTCGGCCAGCCATTCCTTAGCCTTCTTCTGGGCAAACCCCGTGTGCAGCGGACAAACCCATTCGCTCACGCGCTCGCCCGCGTTGAACGTGTACGTCACGCGCATGCTGTCCGGCTTGCCCGGCTTGGTATGGACGTTGTAGTTGATCAGCTCGACGGCGTACCGCTCCGGCTTCAACCCCTCCAGCATTGGGGCCACAAGGCTGGCAACGTAGTCGTGGGCCACCTTTTCAGGCGCGGGGTACTCGTACCCACAGCCGGGGCAGAAACGCACCTGAATAGGCACCACCTCGCAGCAGGTGTCCACCGGGCAAACCTTGGTCGGCTGCACCGCGATGACTTCACCCTTGCGCTCGCGCTTTACTTGGTTCGCCGTTTTAATGGAATCGACCGGGCCGTGACGTTCAAGGTTGCCGGCAAAGTCCAGCACTAGGCAGTCGGTTTTGCCCTCGGCCACCCGCATTCCGCGCCCCATCATCTGCACGTACAGGCCGACAGACTTTGTCCCGCGCAGGAAAACCAGCATATCGGTGGCCGGCGCGTTGAAGCCCGTGGTCAGCACGTCGCAGTTAACCAGCGCCCGGCGAGCGCCAGCCTGCTTGTACCACTTAATTGTTTCGTCGCGCTCGTCCTTGTCCATGTCACCCGTCACGCAGCGGGTGTCAATCCCAGCCTCGTTCATTGCAGCGGTAACGGCCTGAGCGTGCTTTACCCCAGAAGCGAAGATAAGCCAGCGGTTGCGCCCTTCGCCAAAGAAAAGCATTTCCTTGATGGCCGCCGTTGTCAGGTCGTCCTTGTTAAAGGCTTCCTGCATCTGGCTTTCAATGTACTCGCCCCCGCGTTCGCCGACCTCAGACAGGTCAGCTTGCGTTTTAGCTTTCTTTCCAACCAATCGGCACAGGCGGCCCAGCCGGATAAGCTCCGACATCTCCAACTCGTAGGCAATATCGGTAAACAGGGCGTCGTCGCCTTGCGTCAAAAGCCCGCCTTTCATGCGGTAAGGCGTAGCCGTGAAGCCAATCACCACCACGTTCGGGTTCCCCTTGCGGGCGAACTCGATGAATTTGCGGTACATGCCCGCATCTTCTTGGGGAATCAGGTGGCACTCATCCACGATGATGATGTCCAGCCACCCGAAGATTTCAGGGCGTTTGTACACCGACTGGATACTGGCGAACGTCACCGCATTGACCTGACGCTTGTTCAGGCTGGCGCTGTAAACGCCAACGGGAACCTGCGGCCAGGTTTCAATAAGCTCGGCATAGTTTTGCTGCACAAGCTCCTTGACGTGCGTCAGCATGATGACACGCGCCTCGCGGGGAAGCATCATCTCCGATGCTTCCTTGACAAGGTTGGCAATCACCACGCTCTTGCCCGCCCCGGTGGGCAGCACGACAAGCGGATTGCCTCGGTTGTCGTTCAGCCAGCCGTAAAGCTGATCAAGCGCATCGCGCTGGTACGGGAATAAGCTCTTTGACATTTAAGACTTCCAGTTTAGGTGTTCCAAAAAAACCATCTGCCACCATAAGAACCGCCTTGTCGCGGGCCTTGTAGTGATCTTCCGCTTCAACGTCCACCTTAATGGTAAAGACGCTATCTACCCTGATTTCAGCCGTGAACCACATACTTATCGCACCCTTGTTTTTGTTTTTCTGGTGTGAGTACCTCGTCGGTAAGGGCGCAGCGCCACGTTCCATCCGCCCTGGGTATTGAGTTTACACAAGTCCGGCAGTTTTTCAGAGGCGCTTCTCCACGATGGCAGACGCCAGCCATGGGGCAAAACTTGCACTCGTACCATTCCGGGCGGTCGTTAATCTTAGGCGGCGGGGAACTGGCGAACACAATGCCATGCGCCTTTTTGATAAGCTCGTCAAACATGGTCTGACTGAACTCGTATCGCACCGGGCGAATGTCGTCGTCGTCCTTGTTCATGGGCATGTAAAGCGCACGCTCCAAGCCAAGCCCGCCCATATAGATCTGCATCTGGGCCTTGTGCTTTTCAGGGATGCCGTTTTTGACGTACTCCCTGAAGTTGTCACGGTTGAAGGTCTTGAACTCGACCACATGCAATCGCCCCGGTGCCTCCGGAAGGTTTTTCACCACCCCGTCTGCGCTACCCCCAAAGTGCCCGCCAAAGAAACTGACGCGCACTTGCTGGCCGTCCACCTCAATCCCCGCCTTTTTGAGAAGCTCGACCATGCGGGCCTCTTGCACGTTGCCGTTTTCCAGCAAGCGATTGACGCGGCCCGACTTTACTTCTTTGGCAAACCAGCGGAAGCCATACCATATCTTGCGTCGGCATGGCTCACCAATCTGGGAAGCCCCTAGATGTAGTCGAAAGTCCTCGTCACGTTGCGATGCTTTTTCAATCGCAGCGGCGGTGGTGATAATCAGGTCGGAAAGATCGACGCTCATTTAGGCAAACCACGAAATGATTCCGAGGAGAGAACCAAGCGGAAACACAATGATGCCAACGCCGTGAAGCACAGCCTCACCAATGGTAAGCGATGAATCCGTAGCCAGCACATAGATGTTGCTGGCCCAACCCAACAAAGCGATGATAATAACAAAAGCCACGTTCATTCTCCCTGTTTGTTTTCCAAAGATGGGGGCAGGTTGAAATGTGCGCCCCATCTTTGGTGCCTCACTTTAACGGGTAAGGCTATCCGGCTTGCTCAGCAAAGCACAGGGAAGAACTGGGAACACCCTTGCCGCAAGCTGGTTCCGTTAAGACACGGTTTCCTTGTCAAGATGACTACTTGTTAGTAGCCCAAGCCGTCACCTTTTTAGCAGCCGCAGGTGCAGCGGCCTTAGTCATTTGGCCCATCGCCTTAAAATCGACGATCTTGTTACGCGGCTTTTCAACATCCTTCTTGTCCACGTCCAGCTTAATCGCCATCGGCTTGTCATGGAACTCCGCGCTTTCCTTAAAAGCAGCAAGGTTCACAGCCTCAGCCAGCTTGCGAAGCTCGGCATGGGCAATGCTCGTGGCCTGCTCGCTCTTGTTCCACAGGTTCAGGTTGTGGAAAACAATGCGACCCTTGTGCTCGCCGTCCACGATCTGGAACTTGAAGCTCAAGTAAGCGCCGTCGCCGGCCTTAGTTTCCTTACGCTCAGAGCCAACAATCGCAGCGACGTACATGCCGGGCGGCAGAACGGAATACTCCGGCGATTCAGGCAGCTTGGCGGTTTCGTAGGTGGTTCCGAAATCAACAGACATGTTTCTTACTCCTTGTTTTGTGCAGTCACGAACGCCTCGTAAAAGGCATCCCATGACAGTTCAAGCGGGCCATCAATACCATAACGGTTTCCGGCCACGATTGACGGCGAACCGCTGGTGAACAACACACGCTCACCCCCCACGGCCTTGGTCAATTTCTTATTGCCAGCGTCCTCGCTCTTTGTAAACACGCGAGGGCCAGCGTAAAACAGGCAATCCGTCCATTGTTCCAAAAGCTGGGCGCATTTTTCGTTAAGCGTCGGGCAGAAGCGCGAGTAGCTTTGCGTCGTCGGATCATCAAACTGGCGCTGCATGGCATGGCCGACCAGGATGACAATCATGTTCCGCTCGTTGCGAATCATGTCCAGCTTGCCCAGAAACTCGCTGAACAGGTTCGCCGCTTCGGCATAGCCCTTGCCATAACCAATGTCGGCCACGGTTTTTTTGTGCTCTTTGCGGGCCACATAGTTTTGAATAATGCGCTCCAATGCGGTGGCGCTATCCAGAACCAGCGTCTCAAAGTTGTGCGGCTGTTGGTAAACCGCCATCAACGCCTCGTCAACTTGCTCAAGAGTTTGCAGTTGCTCACCCGGAACGCGGGCGACCTTGACGTTTTCCGAACCGTTCTCCAAATCGAGGAAGATGGGATTCGGAGCCTGCGAGGCAAACGTGGATTTACCAATCTTCGGCTGGCCGTAAATGGCAATCCGTGGAGGACGCGCTACAAGCGCGGGTTTCAGTTCGGTAAGGTTAATCATTGTTTTCCACCTTGAAAGTAGGCTTGGCCGCCTTAATGGTCAGAGCCTGGTTGATCTTCGCCAGTTGGTCGGCGGGAACGGTTTCCATCAGCTTGTTGTCCGGCTTCCACTCAGCGCGGAAAGGCCAGACGTCAATCTCACCAGAGGCGCGAAGCTGGGACAGGATTTCTTGGTCGTATTTCTTGTCCAGTTTTGTTACAATGGTAAGTTGGTCATCGATATGGTTGGTGCCGGTTTCGCGGAGACGGTCACGCACAAGCTGAAAAATCTCAAGCTCGACCTCAACGCGAGCCTCGTTGGCGGCCTGCTCCGCCTGCTTATGCTGAATCCAAAGGCGTTTCAGTTCTTCCAGTCGTTCCATTTTTTTAAGGTGTCCTTGTTTGTTTAACTTTGTAAGGAAGTGTATATGTGCTATAAAGAAGGTGTCAACAACTTTTGAAAGGAAAAAATTATGATCAAGGAAAAGCTGCTTAACATGACGCAGGCATCAAAGTTTATCGGCGTTAGCCGTGCCACGTTGTACTCCCTCATCAAGAAGGGTGTTATTCCGGAGCCTAAGATTATTCTTGGCCGCAAGTACTACCACATCGACACTTTGAAAAAAGTTGCTATGATATAAGAGCGTGAGGGGTAGCGGCTGGTAACTGGCCGTAGGTGTCCCGTGTTTCACCTCCTTTCCCCGACCATGCCGCCAGCCGAAAGGCTGGCGTTACAGTTTGCCAGTCCAGCGACCGCTCTTATCCAGCTTCATCTGCACCAGCTGGGGCACGCCCTGACGAATGACCGCGCAGCCTAGGGCGACGGGCTTGCCCGTATGGTACGCAAACGCAGGCTTGCTCAGGTCAACCAGACAGCCGCCGTACCCACCCCACACAAGGTGATGGCCCCACCGCCCTTGCAGTATCTCGAAGCGGCTGTGTTCGTGGCCCATCATCACGCAGACAGGCTCGCCACGGAATACGCTCTCGCTCACCGCCTCGTTAAACGCCTTCATCGCCCCACCCTTGGCATGGGTCTTGTCGCCGTGCTTGAACACCACGTTGTCCACCTGGTGCGTGTCGCCGAACAGCCAGCCCTCGGGGGCCTTGAGAATATCCTTGTACGTCGGGCACAGTTGGGTCGGGCAGTTGTGGGCGATGAACCGCCGAATCATTCTGTCCATGTGGTTCGATGACGTGCAGAGCACTTCGGGGAAGATGGCAAACAGCTTATTCGCCTCAGCCCGCAGCAGGTCTAGCTCGGTGTCGGCGTTCGGGGCGCTGGGGTGCAGGCCGTGGAAGTTCGCCATGTGAAGGTCGCCCTCGTCGCCGTTGCTCACCACAACGTCAGGCTTGCACCAGTCGCGCACGTCTTTCAGGAAGTGCAGGGCATCGGGATGTTGGAAGGGCATATGCAGGTCGTTGAACACAAGGATGGTGCGAGGGGCGTTACTGCTCCGCTTCTCACGCTCGCGCACGGTATCGCGGCGGTTGGCGCACTTCCTGCACGCGCTGTCGTGGCGGCCTCGGTCTGGGCGGAAACGGAAACGATCTATCGGAAGCCACTCATTGCACAGCCTGCAAACCTGACCGTCTACGCCCGTCGTCAACGACATGGAGGTTTAGCCCCTCTTTTTGGTTATTGTATACACACGTTGTCGAACCAATCAATATCTTCCTCGTCGGCGGTCACGAGCACCTGGCCGTCCAGCGTCCATAAAAAGAAAACGCCCTGCTCGTTGGCGTGCAACTGAACAGGGTCGTTGGGGTCGTAAATAAGGAAAGACTTAAACGGTTTGTAGAAAGGTGCTTTCATCTGCTTCTGCGCCTCCGTCTAAACACGATTAGATACAGGTTCGTCACCGCACCAGAAACAGCGCCCCACCATCCTCCAAAATAGTTACCGTTGTATTTACCAAAGTAGCTCACGTTACATCCTTGGACGTGACCGTGCGGTTGCCACCGCTAATCGTGGCGACCAATCGGTTTTTGGTTCCGTCCTGCGATTTAAACGTGACCGTAGCGCCTTCCATGCCGGTAGCATCGCCAGAGGTAACAGACAAGATCAGCTTTAAAATCTGCTCAGCCGTCATGCCGTCCTCGATGACTGTCGTCCAAGGATTGCCCGCGCTGCCTGCGTCGTTGAGCTTCTTGCCCATCGTTCCCGCCGCGTTGTAAGAAGTGGCCTGCGCTTGCCATACTTCTTGAGCAATGTCGAACGCAGAGGGCCGTGCCCCGGCATCGAGGGTGGCCGACATGCGGCCAGCGGCGCTGATGTCTGCGTCGATGAAGCCCACGCCGGCGAACGTGGCCGAACTGGTGTAGCCCATGTTCGCGCCCGGCGACATACTGCCCTCGCCCACGAGGGTCGCTGCCATCTTGCCCGCCGCCTTGATTGAGGACGTGAACGCGCTGCTACCCTGCAAGCGGGCCGAGATGCGGCCAGGCTCAAAGGCGAGTTTGATGGCATTGAGGTTGGAGTAACCCTGCGGAAAGCTGACTTTGGGGCCAAACGCGATGCGGTTGGCGAGCGACCAGCCGTGCCGTGAGTTGGCGTCCATGAAGCACGAGAGCGCGCCCCCGCTTAGGAACTTGAGGTACGCCCCGCTTGCGATGTTGTTAGCTATCAACATTCCAGTTATCCGCAACAAACTGCGCCAAGTTGGCTAGTTCTTGCGCCTCCTCTTGAGAGCTGATGCGGATGTAGCGGCCCTCTGCCTTTTCAATGGCAATGACCGTCCCAGAGTTAAACGGCGGTTCAAATTCTGGAAGGTCATTAATAACCATGTTTAACCCCACGCCGTGACGAGTCGGCCCGTGATGATTTGGCTCGCTACCAGAGCGCCACCCACGTTGACGAACAAGGCAAGGCACGCATCGTCGTCGATGGGCGGCAGGGCGGGCAGTTGGCTCAAGAACTCGCGCTCGCCCGCCGTGTTCGCGGCGACCAACGGAATCTCGGCGATGGGTCGGTGCAGCACGAAGCTCACGGTGCCTGTCGTGCCCGACGCGATGGTGTAGCTATCAAGCTGACGAACACCTGCGTCGCCCGCCGCGCGAATCATGTACGGGCTGGTAAGTTGGCCCGCCGTACCGCCACCGAGGAACGCACCGACGGGGAGCGAGTTGGCCGAAGCCGTCACGCTGCCGGTGCGCGAACCTGTGCCTGCGCTGTTGGTGTACGTAACTGTAAGCGTAGGGGTCGCAGCACCAAGGGCCCCGTTGACGATGGCCGAACACTCAACGCCGATGCCGTTGTTGTGACGGGTCGGTCTGGCCGCGCCGTTGTTCAGCGTCGTCGGTGTGCCCGTGACGACGCACGAGGGGTAAACGTAGAGGATGTCGGTAAGCAGGATGGTTCCCGGCACCGCCGTCGTGGCGGGGGTCAGGGCCAGCATCGACATCAAGTGCTTGGTGTCCGGCGATACGGTGGCGTTCGTTTGCGGCAGCGCACCCGTCGTGGCCGACGAGTAGGCAACCCCGACGCCAGCCGTACCCGACAGCGACCCGGTGCCACCCGTACCGGCAGCCGTAAAGGCCTCATGCCACCGGCCCGCTACCGAGGTCGCACCGGTTTGGATGATGCGCGTGAACGGGATGCTGTTGCGCTGGCCTGCGGCCATACTCTGAACAATATCGTCGATGCCGGTGAAAGCCATGTTTTACTGCTCCTGCACCACAAGCGTCCCGGCGTCGAATTCGGGGCGGATGTTGAGGTTGATGACAAGCGACGAGTTCAGCGCAGCCGTGTTAATAACCGTCCCGGTGCCGCTGGCGCTCTCACCGATGGCGACGTGCGTGATGGTTTCGGGGAGCGTGCCGCCCGTGGCGATACCGAACTGAATGAGGGCCGCGTTGCTCGACGAGCCGCTCGACGCAGCGGTGAACGCGCCGCTTGAGTTGCGCGTCAGGGCCACCCGGGCGTAACCGGTGTACGTCGCCTCGTTCGTGGTTTGGTTCCCGCCCAGCCCGACCGCGCCGGTGTGCAGGCTCAAGTACAAGGTCGAAGCCCCGTCCCACGACGGAGCGACGTTGCGAAGCATGTAGTTCAGTACATCATTCGCCGACTGGGTGGTTTTACTTGCCATGGGTTATTCCCCCAGCAGCTTCTTGATTTTTTCACGGGCATCAGCCAGCTTGGCCTCTTCGGCCTGACGGTCGCGTTCAATCGACTTGACGATCTTTTCAGCGGCAACCTTAATGTCAGCGGCCTTCTCCTCGGCCTCTTTGACAGCCTTCTCTGCTTTCTCAAACAGGTCATCGGCCTCAGCCTTTTTGACCTTGGCAGCCGAAAGGATTTCCTTCGCCTGCTTGCCAGCTTCTTTGGCTTGTTTGTCAGCTTCGGCGGTGATGGCAAGCAGTTGTTCTTGCAGCTTGGCAATCTCGTCCTTAATCGCGTCGCGCTCAACGGTGCGCTTGGCAATCTGGGCCTCAATATCTTCCAGCCAGTCGGAACGGGTGGCAATCGCCTCAATGGATTCTGCCGCTTCCATCAAGGGGCGCAGGAAACCAATAACCTTGGCAGCGTCTTTGTGCAGCTTTGCGGCTTTCATGTTACTTTCTCCCCACAAGGATAATAGTCAGGCTTTGATTGATACCGCCGCCAGAAAACTCAGGCTTAATGGCTTGAGTGTTTTCCAGGATTTGCTCAATCTTGGGGCCGGTAAACGACAGGACGTTTTGATGCGGGTCGTTCAGCGCTTCATAAGGGGCCACGCCGTGCCCGTTGGTGCCCTTCATCTGAACAGTCGCGCCATCAAACACGCCAAAAACTTGCACGCTTCTATCCGAATACTCGGCAAAAAACGTGGGGGCGCAGGTGTCGGCAGCCGTCACGTTTTCCCATTTGACGTAAGTAACGCCGGTGCTCATCGACTCGACGGGAGTAGGAGTAATAACAGCCATGGTCAGCCCTTCTTCTTTATAAATTGTTCCAGCGGGCGGAAGCCAAACCAGAAAGCAATGACCCCACCAATAATATACCAGTCGTACTCTTGAAGTTCAATGCCATTTGCACGGGCATAGACGTACCACGAGAACACACCCATCGTGGTCAGCGGACGCACCAGCCCACGGGCAATGTCAACTACGGGAAGGTTGTAGCTGGCCTTGTCGTGGTCGCGGGCGTTCTGGATCTTCTGCTCTTCCAGCTTCGCGTGCTCAAGCAACACTTCCT